TAGTTAAGCTGACCAAACCATTCATCGGGCCGTAGTTTTGATAAACCATTGTTTGCATCTGGAGGGCTTGGCTGAGAGCCATAGCCTTCTCTTCCTCACGGCCAGTGCCGAGGCCCACGTTAATGCTCACGTCCATTGACTGATCCCAAACGCGCGGGTCAACTGGCACAAACGAGCCATTCATCCGCATCATTTGCTCTTCGTCAACATTCTTGCTCATCAAGCGCAGCATGATGCCAAATAGATCACGCATACCATCAGCAAGGTTGCGCACCATAACCTCAACCTGACCCGCTGCGGCCTGCACAGTGGCCTGCACAGCAGCCTTTGTGGTTGACTGCATTGCATCTGGGTCGAGGCCCATTGATGCTCTGGAAACGCCTGTCTTGCTCTCTACGAGGCCATCTAGGTATGTCAGCGCGCCAAGTGTCTGCCCGGCAGTAAATGGAACGGACAACTCTTGAACTGAGCCGGGCTGGCGCATACGCACGATTGCGCCAATCTCGTTGTTTAAAACGTCGTCAATATTAACTGCGCCTTCAACGATGCCAAGGCGAGGGTTGTTTGTCATCGCCACGTTATCAAGGATGGAGCGCAGCACAGATGTGGCGGCGTCTTGGTCATCCATAACAATCTCGGCCAGTGAGCGGCCGTAGAATGTGTGTGGCTCTGGGTCGATTTCAAACTTGGCAAACGGCAACTCATCGCATGGCTCAACGTCCAGCAACTCATAGGCAGTGCCGCCGCATGTGAGCTTGTGCAGAATTGGCACGCCAGTTCCGTCAGCATCAATGCGCATATACGCTTCCGTCACAGTGACGTTGCGCATCGCCGGGTCTTGCTCATCATCGTCAGAGGTGTCCATGTCATAGCCACGGCGCTCATACACCTCTGCCTCTGTCATTTCTGACCCGCTTTCCAAGCTATCTAGCTTGAGAACAACGTCAGGATCGTAGCCCATCGCGATCAAATCGCCAGCGCGCATGTCTGTGCGGTGCGCAACTATATACGCATCGTCAAAGCTGCGTGCATCACGGTTGATGAAGAACTCTTCCGGCGGGACGCTCTCAATGCACAGCTCGCCCATTTCTTTCTGGCGGCTTAGCTTTACGCTATGGACGGGCAGCTCAATTTCCATGCCCATCTGATCCATTGAGATTGCCATCTCAACGCTATGCTCAAGCACAGTTACGTTGTCATCGTCCACCAGATATGTGTACTCATCGTCGGATAAGTCCGTGAATGTGAAAATCTCGGCCTCTGGATATGTCATCCAGTATGCCTTCACGATACCCTGTTTTTTGACCAGCGCATCTTGGAAGGCGTCGCTGATGACACGGTATCCGTTGAGCCGGGTAAACTCGTGGTGCATAAACTCAGTGGCCTGCTCAGCCATCGCCACGTCCTCTGGACCGCGCGGCACAAATTCAACGGGCTTGGCTGTGCTGAGGAATATGCGCATCAGGCTTGGCTTCACGGAACGTACAGTATCCCGTACTTTTGTGGCTACAACCTTGCTGCGTCCATCCTCATAGCCAAGGTCAACCTCGCCATCATAGTAGCGCTGAGCCTTGATCCGGTCATCGCTGATCTCACTCTCAATGAAGTCCACTGCACTTGAGATTGCGTCCTGAACAATGGCCTCAATTTCGCTGCGTGATTTTGGTTTAAGTTCCATGTGCCGTGTCCTTTATTCACTACCACCAGCGAGAAGCCCGCTCATGCCGCCAATCATTCCAGAGTAAAACTCTGGACGCTGGATCATTCGCCGCCGCATAGCCTCATCTATCTCTTGTTGACCAAGCAATCCACCAAGCATCTGCCTTTGCTTCGCAGCATCAGGCTCAAACAGCATCCGCGACATTGCCTGAGCGCTCTTCTCGTTCATGCCCTGCATTCTGGAAGCAATTTGAGAGCCTGCGGCCATTGCTGCGCCGGGAATATTCCCCATGCCAAGCTGTGACCCAACGCCGAAAACTGAGCTTGCGTCAATTTCAGCATCTCCCCCCTGCATTAGCCTTTCAGCCGTGTCAGAACCGCCAAATACCTTGCGCTGCGTTCTCATTTTGTCGGCCTGTATTTTCATCATCCGCTCAAAACGATCAAACTGCTTGGCGTCATCAAAGGCTAGCCGAAGTGCCGCGCGTCGGCGAGGAGTGCCGAAAATTGTCTTAACAAAGTCTGTTGCGTCTCCAGTTTTAGACGCCAGCTCCTCAACTTGGCTTATCAAGCCGACGCGGAGTGATTGCTTTTCAGCTTTGGTCATTGCGCCAACTGACTTGGCAAGGCGTTCCTCTGGAGTTTTGTTGAAGTCAAAACCAATGTCATAGGCACGCTTCATTTTGGCCTTGTCTGCAAATTGTGCATTTGCCACTTTGTATGCGTCGTTTTGATTAACAATCTCTGCGTTCCAAGAGTTTTTCAATTTAGTCAATGCGCGCCCACGCTGTGTTACTTTTCCAGTAAGCGCGTCGGTCTCGGAATCAATTAATACATCAAGTCCCTTTTTTATATTGTGCGCCACCTCTGTTGGCATAAAAACACGCTGGCCGGGAACCATCTGCTCGTCAAAGAATTTGCTCAAGTCTTTTGGCATAGATGAGATGTCAATGTCCGGGTCAATATCTGCAAGCTCAACCGCTTTATTGTATGCGTCCTTTACGACTTTACTTTTGGCCATACCTTGAAATGGAGCTGCGTTCAGTTCAACCTCATAAGCCGCACGGTAAGCGGGCCTAGCCTCTGCCTCAACTTTTTGCGCAAGATCGTCAAGATACGCCAAGCCAGTGTCGCCTTGGACTCCAGCCATTTCTGAAGCGCGTGAAGATATTTGCTCCGCCTGACCAGCCTGACGCTCGGCAAATTGCTCAAGAACACCTTGCCGACCAGCACTCGGAGTGGCCTGAGCGCGCCAAGCCGCTCCGCGTAAATTTTCGCCCAAATCAGCTGGTGTAATATCCTCAACTCCAAGCCTGCGAGCCTCATCAAGTCGGCGCATCGCATCCCTTGGCGTCATACCTTCACGCTCAAGAGCCTCAAGCATTTTGCGCTGAGAAAAGGTTTGTGCGCGCTTTTCACCACCAACGCCAAGTGCGTCCATGGCCCTTCGGCCAACTTGACCAACCTTCTGGCCAGCGACCGGAACAGCGGCGCCGAGCGTTCCGCCAAGTGCTGCGCCAGTGGCAGCAGTTTTTGCCCGCTCAGTAAAGCCTCCCTCACCCGCGCCAAAGCCTGCAATGCCACCCTCAACCGCTCCCACCTTTGCGGCGCGTGCGAGGGTTGGCGCAAGTCTGGCTGCCGTGGAAGCGCCAACGGCGGCTGTGCCAGTGCCAGCTGTCAGTACGCCACCGGCAACGGCTGGAAGTACCGCACCTCCCATTTCGTAAGCCATCGCTTCCAGAGGGTTTTCTGTGCGATAGCTTTCTAGCTTCTTGCGAACAATGTCTAACCGCTCTTTGTAGTCCTGACCCTCCGAAAGACCTAACGCTGACCCTAAAGCCGAAAGCGGGTTGCGAATTGCGGCCTCAAGCTCATCAGCGAAACCAAGCGTTACACCTTGAGCTATGGATCGTAGCCTTTGTTTCTCCGCTGGCTGGGCTTCAGCGGGCGCGTCACTTGACACGGACCCGGCCTCAACCTGACTCCTAATACGCTCAACAAAAGCGTTTTGCTCAGCGGGCGTTAAATTTGCAAATTCATCGTCAACTTCAACGTCGCCAATTCCGTCAATTTCAATAAACATTATTTAACCCTCCAACCAAGGTCTGGAGCCGCCGCTGGCTCGGGTACATCTACCCCCGAAACCTTAAATCTCTCTCTTCGGCGAATGATGGCTGCCTCCCTTGCTGACCTTGCCCGCTGATTTATTTTCAAAAGCTCTTGAATTGCAGCGTATGCAGTGGCCTCGGTCTTAGCATCTCCAAGCTCCGCGGCGGCTCGCTTCGCGTCGCCATCTGTCTGCACACCAGCGTTCAATCTCAAACTTTCTGCAATTAGCCTAGTCTTGAACCTATCAAATTCCTCTCGCGCTTTTGCGGTCTCAACTGCGCCCTTGCCTCCAACGCCAATTGAGCCAAATGCTCCTTCTATAAACCCGCCCAAGCCTATATTTAGGGGGCCAGTAAATTCGCCAGTTTCGGCGTTGTATCCAAAGTCATCAACAATCCCGCCAATGTCCTGAATAATATTATCTAACGACGATATTGCCTCAAAATCTGCTTCTTCGGCTTTGCGAGCGTCGCTTGGCAATCCAGCAGCAGCGCGCTGTTGCTCAAGCTCAGCTTGGCGAATGCGCTGCTCTGCCGCGACAACATCCTCGTTCACCGTTATCACTGGCTCGCCAGACCTGCCTTCTGGATAAGTGACTGTGTATTTGCCCCCACCCATAACTTCGCTTGGTGGCTTCATTGCTTGCGCCGCAATTTGCTGCCCCATCGCAGTAGGCGACATTTCAGTTAATATAGCCATTGCCTCCTGCATATTCCCAGCCCGAAACGCATCACCAGCAGACTTGGCCATT